TGAGCAATTCGGTCGTGATGTATCGGTGCAGTCCCTCGAGCGAGAGACCCTGCTTGGTTGCCTTCTGGCGCAGCGGCTCAAGCGCCGTGGGCAGCTCGATCTGCGCCTCCATGCGATGGATGACACCCACCATGCCGCGGATCGTCGGCCGCACGATACCGGGAAACTGAGCGCGCAGCAGATACGCGCTGTAGGCTGCGGTCCCACCATCCGGCTGCGCGTTGAAGCCAGATGGCTTCGGCAGATAGTCACCCTGCCTCTTCTTGACCGCCTTGGCGCCGCGGGAGGTGTCCCGCATGATGCGCCACTCGTCGATCCGGTCCCGGTAATCGGGGTGCTGATTGTCGAATGATGGCAAGGTTCGTCCGCCCTGTTAGTGGAGGCCGCCTACCGCGGCGGTGCCTGCTTGCGCTCGCCGTGTCGGCTCGATGGCGTAACGGACGGCGTCGATCACATGGTTCTTCTTCTCTTCCAGAACCGGCAGGATTTCCTTGGTCTTCTTGTCGACCTTGTAGCTGAACGACGTGAACTCATCGATCGTGAACGGGCAGTCCTCGGAGATCACGATGTCGAGCGACTGCAGGAAGGTGATGCCCTCCTCGATCGAGTTAGCCCCCTTGAGCGCGCCCTTGACCTTCGGGAAGCCGTGCCGGACCAGATAGTCGATCGTCTGTGGATCGCTTGAGTCAGCGATGATGGGCCAGGCCCTGGCGCCCTCAATCCCGCGATACTCACGCTTCTGCTTCGCCGACAGCGCAGCAAAGCCCTGCGCATTCATCGCGTTGAGCTGCTCGTCTTTGACGCCGCCCCACAGGAACGGGATGTGGTCGATCGAGCAACCGACCTCGTATGCCTCGCGGTCGATGTAGAGCGTGCGACCGACGAGGAACATGCGGGACAGCACAGTCGGGTCAATGGAGAACCCGAAGTCGGCACCGAAATAGAAACGAGCCGCCTTCTTGCGCGCGGCCGCAACGACCGCTGGGCTCTCGACCCGCACGTTCTTGAACACGCGCGCCTCGGACAGCTGCTCGTACTCGCCGAGCCAGATGTGCCGATACTTGTCGAGGTCGCGCCGGCGCATCGTCTCCATTTCGATGCGCAGGTTGTCCGGGAACCACGGATTGTCCCACCAGTTCGCCTTACGGACGATCTGCCAGGTCTCATAGTCGCCCATCAGGGATGGATCGGGCTCTGGCACATCCTCGGCCCGCAGCAGCACGTCGATCGGATCGGTCGGCTGATCGGGGTTCCAGCTGAACCACAATTCCGAGCCGGGCTTGCGGATGGTCGGGATCAGCTTGTCGAGCGAGCCCTGACTGACGCTCTGGGCCTCGTCGACCCAGACGATGTCGATGCCTTCCTTGGATTTGATGTTGCCGATGTTGTGCCGCAGGCCGTGGAAGAAGAAGCGGCAGCCATTGAGCCCGCGGATTTCCTTCTCGGTGGAGCGGAAGAACCACCGCATCCCCATGTCGTCGATCTTGTCGTCCAGAACCTGCTTGGACGAGTCGGCGATGGAGAGCTGGATTTCGCGGCAGCACAGGATGCGGAGCCCGCGCGCCTTCTTGCCGTATTTCTTCTCCGCGACCTTGATGGCGGGATCGCCTGCCTCGAACCACCGGCCGCAGCCTGGCACAGCCAGGTAGCTGAAAGCCAGCATGACGAGGACGCCGGCAAATTGCTGCGTCTTGCCGCCACCACGGCCGCCCCACCAGCCCTTGTAACGAGCCCTGCGGAGCAGGTCCTCGAATGCCTCCGGCAGCTCAAGCTCGAACTCCGGGATCTGGGCGGCTTCGGTTTCAGGTCTTGACCGTAACGCCGTTGCCATCAGGGCTGTGCTTGGGGCGAACGATCTTGATGATCACCCGACCGCCACCGGACGGGATCGGATTGTCGGGGTCGTTCTCGTGCGTCATGCGATCGCCGAACCCGCGATGCCTGGCCTTCTGGTTGAGCCACCATTGCGAGATGCTGAGGTTCTTGTCCCGCACCGCCGTCATGATGTTGGCTTCCGCCAGATCACTGACCTGCTCGTCGGCCTCCTGCCTGATCTTCTTCAGATCGGGATAGCGCTCAAAGTAGCCGTAGATGGTCGCGCGATCGCATCCGAGCTTTGCCGCAGCCTGCGTGATGAGCCCGCCAGTGGACCGCAGGGCCTTGGCCACCTCCTCCTCGGAATAGCGCTGCTCCTTGCCACCTTCACCAGACGGTTCACCCTTCGGGTTCCGTCTCTTGGTCTGTGTTGTCTTTGCTGACATTTCGCTACCGGCATCGCCGGCCCTTCTGCGTGCATCGCACGTATTTCCGCGCAGCCTTCGGCTGCTGGGTATTCACTCGCCGACCAAGGTTCCACGTTGCCGTCAGATGCGGTAATCTATGGTTCCATCCATCGGATCAGATCCAAATGAAGATTGAATCGCCATGCAAACTGACGCGCTCGCAGGACATAAAGCCCGGAGAGTTTTATGGCTTTTGGCCTGACAACGAGCTGTGCTTTGGCATCGCCATAACGGACGACGCTGGCTCCCAACTCGGGTTTGAGTTCGTGAAATACAGCGCGCAGCAGAGCATCCCGATTGCTATCGAGCGCCAAGAAAATCAGTATTTGGTGACCTTCCCGGACGCTATCGTTCGGGTCGATCATCAGAGCATAACCGATGACATCAAACCCGGTGCGATCATAGAGGTTGGTGGCATCATGCTTATGGCCGCCTATCGGCACTTCGACAGGTTTGTAGCGCGGCTCGACACCGGAATCTTATGCTCTGTGCCTGATGGCCCACGGCTCGTCTACAACAGGTGGTCGCTCGGCGTAATGCGCGACGCGCGCTTTGAACCCCTATTCCAGTTTGACGCCACCGAAGCCAACAAGCGTGGCTAGATTGGCTGCCTAGCGCTTCTCCACGACCATCAGCTGATCGGCCGGATAGGCGCTGCGGTAAGGCCCCTTGCCGTGATGGAACCAGACTGACCAGACCATCTGACCGCTCACGGTTTCGACCGTCATGGCCATGCCGCCGTCTTTTGGAACGACGACGTTGCCGACCTCAATTGCGGGCTCGGGGACCATGCTCACTCCTCCTGCCAGTAGCGCTCGAACCACCAGTCTTCATGCCACCCCCGCACGATCGACCGGCGAGTGTCTCGACGCCATCGCGTGACGCTTCTGGGTGGCCTGTAGCGGCGCTCCGTGACCATCCGGATGGCATGACCGTCATGCTCAGTGAGTTGCCTGCATGTGACGCCCGATCGCATCATGGCCAGCAGATCGCGCCCGATTGACGTCACTCCTCGGAGACCTCGTACTTGTCGTTTGGGAAGCGGGCCATAAGCGCGGCCTTGGCCGTTTCGGCCTGCTCACGCTCACCGAATGGTGTTGCGAGTTCCCGCGTCTGGACGAGCTTGGGATCGTCTCCGAAGCTCACATACGTGCCGAGGTTCTTGACATAGAAGGACATGAAGGGCGCCTAGTCCGCTACGAACTCATCGATCGGCAGACTTTTCTGGCAGCCGATACAGAACATCCTGAATGGACTATCCCTGCGCAGCGCCACGGTGACGGTGTTGCACCCGCCAGCGCCGAGCTTCGTGACGATGTTCACCGGCTTCTCATCGCCAATCCGATGGACAGGAAACGCCTTTCCGCCAGCCCCGATGTGACGGTAGCGAACAGGCTCAGCCTCTTCACATCCCGGACAGGTCACGAGACAGCGCGCGCCCATCTGGCAGCGCCTCGGGATTGATACGAGGCTCATGCCAGCTCCAGTTCGCGATCAGCCGGCGCGTCCTGGTGCTCGATGATGAACTCCTCCTCATCGACCAAGGGGCGAAACAGTGTCGCCGCGAAGCTCGTTTCGGCGTAAACCGCGCCCTTCCAATACCCAATCACGGGATTGACGATCTCGCGCAGCAGGAGGCCGGTGATCGTCCCCACGGGGGTGATGTCGCGACGCACCTCACGAACCCGATAACGTCCACCCTTGACCGGAAAGACGACGCCCAGACGCACATTATCGGGATGTCTTTCCATATTATCGGAGATGCATTCGACTTCCTGGCCGGGATAAAACATGCTGGTTCGCCTACCCGTTTGGACCCGCGCCGCAGACACCGCAGCCGTCCGCCGTAGCGAGCGGATCGCCGCATGTTCCGCAGGTCATGCGGTCCTTGAAATGCGTTCCGGGCCGCAGCTTTCGGACGCTGACGATCTCGATCCCGGTCTCCTCCAGCCTTTGCTTCATGTCCGCGGTGCCGACACCGCCGGGAAACATGATCGCGATGTGAGGCTGCCCCTCGTCGATCATCTGCTGATTGCGGATCGGACCGGCAGCGTCACCGTGCCGGCCCCACTCGGCCTCGAAGCGCAGATGCGCGATCCCGCGCGCCAACGCCCACTGGTGAGCCAAACTGTCGATCCCTGGTGCCTTGCCGTCGATGACCTGGGTGATGTCGTCGCCCTGGCCCCGGAAAGCCTCGCGGATCGCGTCAAGCGCGACCCAGACCGACTGCCGGTCTCTTGCCTCTCGGGAGCCGAAGACCACCACCCTCATGCCGCCACCCTGAAGGTGGCATTCAGGTGCGCGATGATCGCCTTGGCGAGCCGATCCGTCTGATCGGCCACACCTTCCCCATCATGCCGCGCGCGACGCTCTTCGGCACGCAGATCAAACAGCTGCATGGCATTGATGAGAGCCTGCCCGCGCCAGTGCGGACGAGCATCGATCGCGAGGCAGATTGCGCGGACGATGTGCCCTCGCAGCATTCCAATGTTGCCGTCTCTGGTCTTGGTAATGCAGCAGAGCGCATTGCCGAATATCTCGGTTCCGTACTGCTTGTAGAGCCTCGCGAGCTGCGCAGCCGAGAGGGTGTCTCCGGACTTCATGAAGCGTTGCGCCAGCGGATACTTGCAGACCGACACGCCGCAGACCGTCAGGACCTTGTGGAACTGTGCCGTCGCCTCGTCGCCGGACGCGAGCCGCGCGTGATAGAGTTGCAGCGGGCTCATCGCCGTCACCGTGCCGTTGACGGCGGCAAACATCTTGGCCTGCTTTACGTGATCGGCCTCGACCACCATGCAGGGAACCTGTGTGTGCCCGCGTAGCATCGCCGAAACAGTATGGTGTTGGCCATCCACGATGGCGTAGCCCGGCGGGATCGGAGAAACGATCAGCGGCGAGAACATCGACCAGTCGAATTCCCTCGCGATCTTGATGACGTTTTGCCTGCCCTTGCCGACGATCGGCCGCTGATAGCGCGTGTCCACATACAGGAGAGACACCGGTATCCATTGCAATATCGGGAGGTCGCCCGGCTCGCTTCCGGCCGGTCGCTCGAACTGAAATCCCTCGGGTTGAAACCTTCTGGTAATGGCTCACAGCGTCCACTCTTCGGCTCTGCGCCGACCATCCGGGTGGTGGGCTGACCACCAAGCGAGCAGCTCACGTCGACCT